CCGGCCCTTGAGCCGTCCGCCCGGGAGGTCTCATCCAGGTACGGCAAGCTTAGGCGGTCGCTGTTCTGACTGATCGTGAATTGCCGGCAACGTGAGATGAACTCGCCGCCCTCATAGGCTCGCCGCAGAAGGCCGGCGATGAGATCTTGCTGCACGAGAAACCCGCCATCCGAAGGCACGTTCTCGCTTAGGCCGGTCGCCGCTTTGACAGCGAAAAGACGCCTGTCCACCTGGGGACTTGCCGGTGAGGACGCCGCAGCGACCGCTCGCAGCTGCTCGCCTAGAGTAGCGAACGGCCGGCCCTGGTTGGCCATCTGCTCCGGTGTCTCCAGCGGGGCGCCGCTGTCCTCTGACTGCGCGCGGTCGAGCAGCCGGATCCGCGCCTCCACCTTATCGGCCTCGGCCAGCTTGGCCTCCGCCTGGGTCATATTCTCATCCGAGGGCGCCTCACATGTGAGCAGCGCCGAGGCCTCAGCCTTCAGCGTTTCCCGCTGCCGGCGCAGGTCGTTGATATCCATGCCTTACCTCCTATGTCTTCGCCCTCAATCGCAGCCAGCGCAGACGGGCCTGGCGCGCGACGTCAATGACTAGTTGATGGGTACTCTGGGGTTCGTCTGGCTGGAAGTCGACGGAGGCCGCGACCTTGAAGCCGTCCTCCACCTCGTCGGCAAAGCCAGCCGCTACCGCTTCCTCTGCCGTGTACCAGGTCTCACTGTCTAGAATCTGGACAACTTCATCCCTGGACTTGCCGCTCCGGTCTGCGTAGATAGCGATCATCGACTCCCGCACCCGGTCCAGATCCTCCGCAGTAGCCCTGAGATCATTGGCGTTGCCAACTGCTGCCGCCCAGGGTGAATGCAGCATCAGCATCGCGTTGCGCGGCATGGTCACCCTATCGCCAGCCATCGCCACCAGGGACGCCGCCGAAGCCGCGAGGCCGTCGATGAAGGTGTGCACCTTGGCCGGGTGCCGCCGGAGCATGCTGTGGATCGCCTGCGCCGCAAAAACATCGCCGCCTTCGGAGTTGATGTAGAGGTCAATCGTCTCCACATCACCCAGGGCCTCGAGATCCTCGCGGAACTGCTTGGGCGTCACCTCATCACCACGCCAGGTTGCACTGCCGATCCGCCCGTAGAGGAGCACCTCACCGGTCTTGGACAGCGGCGCCGCCCGGATCTGCCAGAAACGTTTACCCAGCCGGATCACTCTCCTTAGAAGGCGTCTGCGCCGTAAGTCCCTGCCCGCTTGGGCCCTGGTCCCAGAACTCGTCGCCCCCCTCGCGCGGATCGAGGTTCTCGCGCTCGCGGATCTCGTTGGGCGACATCGCGCCAACCTCTCGCATCAACCGGTAGAACTCGCCGCGGCTCTTGTTGTCGCCGCGCATCAGCGAGTTGAGGTCAAACTCAAAGAAGTAGCCCTGCTCCCGCTCGCGTTCTGTCAGAAGGCGCAGGTTGAGCTTTTTCTCCCACTTCTTGGCCAGCGGCATAACTGTGAACATAGCGAACTCCAAGGCCTGCATCTCGATGTTGGAAAACGTCGCCCGGTCAAGCTCGCCAATCAGGTGCAGGGGTACGCGGTAGATCCGCGCGATCTCGGCAAGCTGGAACTTGCGTGTACTGAGAAACTGCGCGTCTTCGAGCGGCATGGTCAGCGGCTGGTATTTGGCGTCGCCCGTGACCGTCATGATCGAGTGCGCCTTGCCCAGGCCCTGGTACTGCTCGCGCAGGTAGGCGTTGAATGCGTCCAGACTCGTTCCCGGCGGCAGGGCCACATTGGTCATCACCCCGGCCGGATGCGTGCCCTGACCGAAGTACCGGGCACCGAACTCCTCTAGGGCCAAGCCCATGCCAATCGCCTGCCGCGCCATGCCCACCGGTGAATAGCCCATCACGCCGTCGTAACCCAGGCCCGGTACGTGCAGCACCTCCGCAAGATCGTAGGTCACCTGTTCCTCGCTGCCGTCCTCGCGCTGGCGCCGGTAGTCGTACTGCAGCCGTCCTTTGACTCGCTTAGGCGTCACCCGGTCCGGTTTCAAGGGGTATATGCCCTGCACGTAGCCCGCGTTCCGCCCCATCTTGGGCACGTCGAGCCACAGGTAAGCGTTGCCCCAGGTGTCAAGGTGCGCCTGAGATGTCTCCAGCAGCTCGACCGCGGTCATCTCTTCGTTTGGTGAATCGTGCAGGAGCCGATAAAGGCGATGGGTCGTCGCCCGCTCGGTCGTCTTGCCATCCCGTCGGTAAAGGTGCAGCGAGAGCGACGATAGCGCTTCCGCCCTGACCCGCACGCAGGCGTAAACGGCCGTGTAGTTGAGAGAGCTGTTCTCGGAGACGTCGACCCCGGTGAAGGTGGGTCGGCCGGAGATTGCTTGGTCCATCTCGCGGTCCAGGTCCGCCAAGGTGTAGGCGGCGTAGGCCCGCTTGAGTCGAGTGACGAACCCAATCCGAGTGGTCATGCCCGACCCCCTAGACCATGAGTATCTGGGTGCTCTCCGGCGTCTCGTGGCGCATCGCCCGGTCCAGCGCCAGCACCAGCGCGACGATGCCGTCGATCTTGCCCTGGGAGGCCGCCTTATCCGGGCGCATGTTCTGGTTGGCGTCGGTCCTGACCGCAACGTTGTCGGCGCAAAAGCGCAGAACAGGGTTGCCGCCGTGGCAGATCTTGCGCACCAGAAGGCGCCTGTTCAGCTCGTGCATCGGAACCGAGAGGGACTTGGCCCCCATGGCTATGCCGATGACGGCCAGGCCCTCTTCCATGAGCTCCACGCCAAGTTGGTGGCCCTGGAACAGCCGGTCGATGTTCAGGTCAACGAGGTTGAACGTGCGTGCGTCTTCGAGGATCTGCTGTCGGATGAACTCGTAGTCGATGGCGTCGCCCGGCGTGGTCTGCAAATACCCTTGTTGGCGCCAGGCCCGGTACTGATCGCGGTAGCGGTTGGCCTTGTCGTGCAGTCTGGCTTCCGGCACCCAGAAGCGGCAGAGGACGTCCAGTCTCTCCTGGTCCTTCGGGTGCGGGAAGACCATCACCCAGGCGGTCAGGTCCGACACCGAGGCAAGGTCCAGCCCGCCGTAGCAGGTCATGCCCCGCAGTGAGGCCTCATCGACTCGTCCTGAGTTCTCGTCCCAGAGGTGCATGTCAATCCAGCGCTCGGCCTGGCTGGTCCACTGGTTCAGGTAAAGCCGCCGAAAGGTGTTCTGCAGCGCTGGGATCTCACGCGCCTTGGCAGCAAAGGCCCGCATCTCATCCAGTGACCGGAAACCTTCGTTGCCTGATTGGTCAAGGAGTCCCGGGTTGGCGTCATACCAACTGGTCTCGTCGGTCCAATCAGCGTCATCCGGTGTCTCATAGAGCGCGGTGTAAAAGGTCGGATCGTCAATGATGCCGTCGCGGACTTTCTTGGCGTACTCGTACTGCTCCCAGCAGATTGAGTTGCGGTCGAATCCAGCCGTGGTGATGGCGATGAACAGCGGCTCGGCTCTCGTACCCGAGCCCGTGGTCAGAACGTCCCAGAGGTCGCGGTTGGGTTGAGCATGAAGCTCATCAAAGATGATCGCCGAGGGGTTATAGCCGTGTTTGCTCGCCGCCTCGGCTGAAAGGGCCCGATAGACCGAGCCCGAACGGGTGAAATGAATCGTCCTCTGGCTGTCGATGACCTTGCAGGCGGCCCGCAGGGTGGGATTCTGACGTACCATCTGCGCCGCCACGCGAAAGACGATGCTCGCCTGGTCGCGGTCGGACGACGCCGAGTACACCTCCGCGCCAGCGACGCCATCTGCGGTCAGCAGGTATAGCGCCAGCGCCGCCCCGATCTCGGACTTGCCGTTCTTGCGGGCGGTCGACCAGTACACTGTGCGGTACTGACGTAGCCCATCCGGTCTCACAGTGCCGAAGATCTGGCGGATGTGGTGCTCTTGCCACGGCTGCAGGTTGAACGGCACGCCGGCCCAGCGGTCCTTGGTGTGCTTGAGCCGTTTGATGAAGCTGACGACTAGATCTGCACGTTCCTGGTCATGCACACCCTATCGGCCGCCTGAGCGTTGCCGCAGCAGCTGCTCCATCTCGTCCGTCTCGTCCACTGACTCGCCCGTGCTGAGCCGGGTTCGATCCGCCGGCGAGAGACCAAACAGCGCCAGGAACGAGCGGTACTGCACCGCGTACTTGTGGGCGATGCTGACCTGCGGCAGCTGCTGCAGATAGCCCGATGGCGTCTTGAACATGAAACCGGTCTTAGCCGCGCGCTGCAGGAACTTTTCCGCCTCGACCATCCGCCCATAGGCCTGGCAGCACGCCGCCAGGGCGCCACGATCGACGATCGTCAGCAGACCCATGGCCTCCAGTTCGGGCACCAGCCGCTTCCACTCGCGTTTGGCCTCCGAACACAGCCAACTCGGGCAGGTCGGGGTGAGCGGACGGGGCTTCGGCTCATCCAGGTTGATCGGCCGCTTGCCGGGGTTACCCTCCAGGATCTTCAGGTGAGTCGGTTTCGGGATCCTGCCGCGCATCCGCTCACCCCCTTAGCTTGGCGGGTAGCCCCGCCTAATCTCGGCTAATCTCGCCAGTAGCCGTTGAATCGCCGCCATGATGGCGAGTTCCTGACGGGTCAGCTCCATGACGTCGACGCTCACGCCGGCGCCTCCAGCAGCTCTGCCTGCTTGCCAGTGAATTGCTCCCATCGCTGGACCACAACATCGACGTACTTCGGCTCGATCTCCATGCCGTAGCATGTCCGCCCCGTCTGCTCGGTTGCGATCAGGGTCGAGCCCGAGCCAAGGAAAAGGTCCAGCACCATCTCGCCCGGCTGACAGGAGTTTTGGATGCCGTAAGCGCACAGCGCCACCGGCTTCATCGTTGGGTGCAGCTTGGAGGTGGTCGGCCGGTCGAACTCCCAGACTTCGGTCTGCTTTCGGTCCGCCACAAAGCTGCTCTTGCCGAACCAGCCGTAGAAGGCGGGCTCGTACATGCGCTGGTAGTTGGCCGGCGACAGCACGAGCTGCTGCTTCTTCCAAACGATCGTCGCCGACCAGTGGGCACCGGCGTCCACCAGGGCCAGGCGCTGGCGCATCCCGTCTGGCCCGCTCGCGCCCCA